TCCCAGTGGCCATGGACCTGAATGGCGCTTAGTTCTTAGAGAGGAGAGAGTTGAATGGGTACGGAACTGACTTTGGACGCTCTTGAGTCGTTCGCCTTGGAGCAGGACGTTGTCGTTGATGACGCACTGATTAAGGGGGTAGCTGAACTAGCCATGCTGCAGCTGCGCCTTGAGGACGACATCGACCGCGCTGAGGAAGGCGTGAAGCGATTGAAGAGTCGCTTGAGGAACGTGCAGGAGAGTCTCCTGCCAGCGGCCATGACTGAGGCTGGCGTGTCCAGCGTTAATCTGGCGAATGGGGCTGTGGTTAAGATCAAGCCGTTCTACTCCGCGCACATCAGTGAAGAGCGGTCAGAGCGAGCGTTTGCTTGGCTGCGCGACAACGGCTATGCTGATCTGATTAAGAACCAGCTTGCGGTTGAGATCAGAGCGGGCCAGGACAACGTGGCGGGTTCTTTGGAGCACGAGCTGCAGGAACTGGGGCTCGGCTACACACGCAAAAATGCCATTCACGCCAGCACGCTCCGCGCGTGGGTAAAAGAAATGTATGAGGCTGGCAAACCGCCGCCGGCCGAGGTCTTTGGGACGTTCTGCGGCAACAAGTCGGAGATCAAGCGTCCGAAGGGGCAGCTGGACACCTAAGTTCCAGCATCATCAGCCATCTAAGGAGAGCAGACTATGGCTACTGCTAAGAATACCGCTGTCGCGGTCGTTGAAGAAGTGAAGAACCTGCCCGCCACCGAGCTGGGTGGGTATGACCTCGAAGATTTCGCCGGCGCGGGTCTTGAGAATGTTTCGACAAAAGACATGGCCATCCCGTTCCTGTCCATTCTGCAGGCGTTGAGCCCGCAGCTGGACGAGAACAACGGCAAGTACGTCGAAGGCGCCAAGCAGGGTGGCATCATCAACACCGCCTTGGGCCGGGTGTATGGTCGGGACGAGGGTATTTACGTTGTCCCTTGTGGCTTTCAATCTCGACTGGTTGAATGGACTCCTCGCGAGAGTGGCGGTGGCTTCGTCGCCGAACACCCGACCGACTCTGATCTCTTGCAGCGCACGCGCAAGAACGAGAAGGGTCAGGACGCGCTGCCGAACGGTAACCTGCTGGTACTGACGGCGACGCACTACGTCCTGCTGGTCGACCCGGATACTGGGGCTGCTACGCAGGCCGTCATCCCCATGTCGAGCACGCAGCTCAAGAAGAGCCGCGCGTGGAACAGCATGATGGCGTCGATCAAGGTGCAGGGCAAGAACGGCATGTTCACGCCGCCGAGCTTCAGCCAGCTGTATCACCTGACCACGGGCCCTGAGAAGAACGCCAAGGGCAGCTGGTACTCTTGGCAGATTGAGAACAAGGGGCTGGTCTCGGTCGATGTCTTCCGTCAGGCGTGTGACTTCGCCGAGTCGGTCAAGGCGGGGGCGGTGAAGATCGCTCGCGAGGAGATTATGGGTGCTGATGAGCACGATCCTCTCACGGGTGAATGCGCATTCTAAATTATGGAAGGGAGGCTTCGGCCTCCCTTTTTTTCCACTACCGAGCACGACCCGGCAGAAACGTGTGCGGGTTGCATGTAGAAACGAACCTGCAAATACTGTCGGCTTCTGACAATTTGGCAAAAACAAACAGCTTTAATTGAACTAAGACACCGGGGTGTCGTATAGCCTCGGCTCTTTTCGTTTTCTGTTGCCGCGCTAAGGTTGAGGATGGCCGCTCGTCATTCGCCTGTAGGGGGAGATAAGGATATGGCTGCAGTAGAGAGTAGAGAGCACTTAAGGGGAGACTTCCAATGACGATCGATGATCTTGTAACACATCTGAGAGGCCGTCGCTCCGGCCACGGCTGGTCTTGCCATTGCCCAAGCCATGAAGATAAGACACCCAGCTTGTGGGTGAGTCAGAAAGATGATGGGGGCTTGTTCGTCAACTGCCAGGCTGGGTGCAGCCAAGAGCAGGTGCTGGCGGCGTTGGATCAGAAGGGGTGGCTCAACGGCTTCAAGAGCCTCAAGCCGGCGCGCGTGCTCAACAAGGACCAGGCCAAGCGCCAAAAGTTTCTCGATGAATGCGTTCCCTTGTGGGGCACCGTGGGCGAGAGGTACCTGCAGGGCCGAGGGTTATCGTCCGCTCCTCCGTCGATTGTGTTCCACCCCAAGGCCAAAGAGCTGATGGGGATCTGGTACCCCGCGATTGTGGCCAAGGTGCAGCGCCCGGATGGGATTGTGACGTCTTATCAGTGCACTTTCCTCATGCCGGACGGTAGCGATGCAAGGAGCGTCTTCGGTGCAAAGCGTCGACAGACGTATGGCTCGCTTGAGGGCGGTGCGGTGGTGTTTCCCGGGGCTGTGACCCCGATGGTGATTGCTGAGAGCTGGGAGACAGCTGCGACGGTATGGGAGGCGACAGGCCGACTGTGCCTGGCGGCGCTGGGTTTGACCAACGCATCGAAGCTGGAGCTGCCTGCCGGCGCCGAGATATGGCTGGCTGGCGAAGCGGACCCGGCAGGCTCCCAAGGAGCCGAGACGCAGACCAAGGTTATCGCGGCGCTGCAGCGCAAGAAACATTTGGTCAGGGTGCTGACACCGACGCCGTATCCGGACGTGAAGGGCACGGACTGGTCGGATGTGGCGCAGCGTGAAGGGCTGGGAGCTGTTACGTCGGCGTGGAACGCGACGCCGGACAAGGTCAAGACGGCTGCTGAACTGGTAGCAGATGCCGCCAACCACACGGCGGATGTGGCAGCAGGGATGGATGATAGTGGGGGAACGGCTGGCGGCTCGAGCGGAAACGGCGCAGACTGGCTGTTGGATCTTAACAAGAAACATGCGGTTGTAGTCGTAGGAGGCAAGACAAGGATCCTGGGTGAAACCCTACAACCCAATGGACTAACCAAGGTGGAATATAGCGGAGCCGAAGACTTCCGCTTGCGTTACAACAACCAGCAAGTCACCATGTTCGATGCGGCGGGTAATGCCGTCGTCATGCGGAAAGGGGACGCGTGGCTAAACAGCCCAGCCCGCCGCCAGTACGAACGCGTTGTGATGTGGCCAGGGAATACTGATAAGGATCTGTACAACCTGTGGAAAGGCTTCGCCGTCGACCCAGTGCCGGGTGACTGGAGCTTGTTTAAGCAGCATATCAGAGACAACATCGTCGGAGGCGTGCAGGACCACTACGACTATGTGCTGGGTTGGCTGGCATTCTGCGTGCAGCGACTAACTGATAAGCCTGAAGTAGCCTTGGTCCTCAAAGGAGGCAAGGGCACCGGCAAATCGTTCTTTGCCAAGGCTATCGGCAAGTTGTTTGGCAGGCATTTCATCACCATCAGCAGCCCTGACCAGCTACTCGGCCATTTCAACATGCACCTGTCTGACAAGGTGCTGGTGTTTGGCGACGAAGCAGTGTGGGGAGGCAATAAGAGCCTTGAGAGCCGACTGAAGACCCTAATCACTGACTCCACGATCTCGATCGAAGGCAAGGGCCAAGACGTGGTAGAAATGATGAGCTGCCATCGCATCATCATGGCGTCAAACGACGACTGGGTAGTACCAGCCAGCGAAGATGAACGCAGGTATGCCGTCTTCGAGATGGGCAAAGCTGCGATGCAAGATAGAGCCTACTTCGGGGCGATGGACAAGCAGCTGGCTGAGGGTGGCTACGCGGCGATGCTGCATGACCTGCTAGCGATGGACATCAGCGGGTTTAACGTGGCGGCCGTGCCGCGAACGGATAGTCTTCGCGACCAGCAGCTTGAGACGATGGACATGCTGCATAAATGGTGGCTGGCTAAACTAACTGAAGGGACCTTGGCGATTGATGGGTTTGACTTTGGTAAGTACACCCCGACGAAGTGGCTACATCACGACTACTTAAAACATACCAGCAAACTGCGGCGATCTTACTTGGATGACGAACGCGCCTTTGGCAAGAAGTTCATTGACCTGCTGAAGAAGGGCAGTAGAGGCAAGTGGGAGGCACCGTTTAAGGTGATCGAACACCAGTTGCCGGGCGAACCGCAAGGTGGTATCCACCGCATGAGCACGCGGCTACTGCCGGGCATTGACGAAGCCAGGGCATGGTTCAACAATGGACTCAAAACGCCTATAGACTGGGACGACACTGAACAACTGGCTTGCTCGACGGACCAAGTCAACCAAAAGGATATGCTGGATGGGGTGCCGTTCTGATGGGCGAAAGCACGGGTCAAATGGTCAGAAAAAGTGACACGTGTGGCTTGACACGTGTCACTAAGTGCTTGAAACCATTGGCGTATTTGGGCTTTTTTGGTCGAAGCGAGACAACGCATGGTGCTTGACATTGGCTATCCGGACGAAATCAACGGAGTTGGTAAAGTGGGTCGTCGAAGGGGATTTGGGTTTTTGACTCGTTTGACTCGTTGACTCGCAAGTTGTTGAAATGTATGGCTTTTTTGACACGAGTCTATTATTTTTTGACTCTAAAAAAGAATAAAAGAGACTCGTAGGGAATGATCGAACGCGTTCGGTTATTGCGGTTAAAGTGGTTTGGTTATTTGGATATGGTGGCTTGGACACAGGAGGTGACCGTGGACAAGACTGCCATAGAGAGCTCGGCGAAGTGGTGGGTGGAGTTCGTTCTCCACTATCAGGAGGTGCTGGGGTTCGAACCTATTGACCTTGACGACTTGAACGGCCGGTGGGCGAACCGGCGCGTGTTCAGCTGTCCAGACCTGTACGGGGGGTATTGCGCTTGGCGCTTGAAGACGAATGGCGCGGTGCAGACGGGCCGCGGGTTCTTCAGGAACCTCAACACACTCAATAAGGTGCCGCTGCAAGGGTCGCTGATGAAGCGGTACATTGGCAAGACGAATGGACGTCCTGAGTATGGGTACGCGTTCGACACGGTGCCAAAGGTCTTTGAGATACTGAAGGAACGTGTATGGCTGGACAAGCGTCTTGCCAGCGTTGACTTAAGCCAGTTAGAGGAGTTGTGCCGTGGCCGCCCCACCTACCGCTAACGCGTATCAGGAACTGTACGACCTGGGCTTCACCAACTGCACGCCGTACCAGCACCAGCTGCGGGTGTGGGAAGAGGCCAGGGAACGCGAAGCCTTTGCCGTGCTATGGGAGATGGGACTAGGCAAGAGCCTGTACATCATCATGACGGCCGCGTGGCTATGGAAGAAAGGGCTGATCGACGGGGTGATTACGATCGGCAACAAGGGCAGCTACAGGAACTGGGTGGACAAGGAGGTGCCTGAGCACTGGCCGAACGCCGGATCGACCACTGCTCCCCAGACTGCTACCGCTTCGCCAGCAATGTCTGCGGCTAACAGGAGTGTGCAGACCGGCTACTGGAGCAGCTATGCCACGAAGGAAGTGCAAGGACAGCTTGAAGCCTTGCTGAAGGTTGGTGCTGGAACGCTGCCTTGGCTGACGATCAACGTGGAAGCCTTCAGCACGGACGGTGCGGACGCGTTCTTGGCGTCGTACAGGAAGCGGTACAAGCGCCTGCTGATCGTGGTGGACGAATCGACGACGATCAAAGCGCCGAAGAGCAAGCGCGCCAAGAAGGTGGTCAAGCTGTGCAGAACTGGTGCGTATCGGAGGATCATGACGGGATCGCCATTGCCCGAGTCACCGTTGGATGCGTGGGCGCAATACAAGGCGCTGGGTGACGACATGCTTGGATACCCTAGCTTCGTAGCGTTCAAACGCCGCTTTGCGGTAGAAGAGATCAAGCAGTTCGGGAGTCGGTCGTTTGTCCAAGTGGTTGGGTACCAGAACTTGGAAGAGCTGGGAGTGCGGATGGGGAAGTGCAGCAGTCGGTTGACGAAGGCTGAATGCTTGGACCTGCCGGACAAGGTGTACTCGATTGCGCACGTCGAGATGGAGCCCGAGCAGAAGCGGATCTACAAGCGCCTGCGAGATGAACTGCTGGTCGAACTTGATGATGGACTGATTGCCACGGCACCGCACGCACTGACGAAATTGATCCGGCTGCATCAAGTGGCGTTGGGATATTTAGTGACAGATGAAGGTGGGGTGGTTGACCTGTCAGACGGACGCTACAACGTGTTAGGTGACCTATTAGATGAGGCAGGAGCAGCGCAAACCATCATTTGGAGCAACTACCGGTATCCTTTGTCGAAGGTCGCTAGGGAGTTGCAGAGGAGGTATGGGAAGGAGAGCGTGGTGGAGTACCATGGGGGAGTTTCGGATGGCGGACGGAAGGAAGCGATGGAGAGGTTCGTTGGGGGATCGGCTCGGTTCTTCGTGTCCAACCCGAGCGTGGGTGGATACGGCATCACACTGACGAACTGCAGCAACGTGGTGTACTTCTCGAACGGGTTTAAAGCCGAGGCACGGATGCAGAGTGAAGATCGGTGCCATCGCATTGGCCAAGCGAACAAAGTGACGTATACAGACTTGGTCGCGCGTGGGACTATTGACGAGCGAGTGCTTGACGCTTTGTCGCGGAAGCGTGATCTGGCGGAGAGCGTTTTGGGGGATAAACTACGCCAGCTTTTGTGTTAATCAGGTCGTGAGACCTATTGTACACCTTCGCATCTGTAAAACAATTTCTTTACTACAGGGAAAATTAGCATGACCTTTGTGAAAGGGCAGGTTGCTAACCCAGCCGGAAGGCCTAAGGGATCAAAGAACAAACGGCACGACGACTTGTTCGCCACGATCCAGAAGGTCATTGAGACTGAGTACGGAATCAAGGACTACGATCCTGTGGTCTCTATGGCCATGATCGCCAACGATCCCAACAATCCCATCGACCTACGCGCCAACTGCCACGACAAGGTGGCCAAATACGTCCGCCCCGTGCTCAAGGCCGTGGAGGTGACGGGCAACGTGGACGTGAGCGTGGATCAGAAGTACGACGCCACGGACAAACTCCTCGCGGCGCTGGAAGCCATGGCGAGTGCCAAGAAGTCGGGCTCGCCCATGGTGCTCGACCACGCCCCGGCTGTGCACATCTCGGACATGAAAAGGAACGAGGGCCCTGAGGCCCCCGTGCTTGTTGTGCTCGATGCTGTGACGGATGCGGTGTTAGCCGAGGCAGAGGACGGCGATGGCCATGAGGGTGACGACAGCACCGACGGTGGCTAACAGGAGCGCCTCGGCGATGATGCCCAAGAGGGTGGTGGACGCCATGGCTCAGGCCTCCTCGTCGTCATAGTCAGGCTCGTCCTCGAGGCTCGGCAGGTAATCGTGGTGCTCCCACGCCATGCGGCTGCCGTACGGGTTCTCGTCATGGTCGCACGACCCGTCCGCGATGGCCACGTGGTACGCACCATCCTCAGCCAGCACCGTGACGTTGGCCACGCTCGCCTTGATCGGGTAGTGGGACTGCGTGTGCAACTTGACGCGCACGTCCCGGGCGTCGTGGCCGTTGGCCGCCAACTCCTCGGACAACTCGGTCAACTGCTGGATCAGGTCGGCAAGTGTGATGTGACGCGACATGGCTCTCTCCTCTCTGCGGTGGGAAAATGTTTCACGTGAAACATTTCTTGAATGATTCTAAACTCTCCTAACCGCCCAAGCCCGGTAACCTGTTACGGTCACCGGGCCGAGTCGTGGTAACATGTTACCGTATTAGGCGGCCATGTCCATGTCGTCCTCGTCGTCCGAGTAGTCGTCCTCGAGGTCGATGCTGTCGTAGTCGTAGCCGACGAACACCAAGCCGCGGCGCTCCATCTCACGGGCGTAGTACGCGAAGATCACGGCCGGGTCGCTCTTGGTGGTCAGGTATCCCTCGTCCACGGCACCCTGCGCAATGGTCGGACCCGAGAGGCTGCGGCCGTTGATCTCGAGCAGGTCATGCGCCTGCATGAACGAGAAGATGCCGCGGATCTGCTTGCAGGCACCCTCGAGGTGGATCTCACGGAGGGCGTACTGCTTGGGCTGATAGGGCAGGTTGCCCGAGTTGCCGGTGCGGATGCGGCGGGGAGCCGAGGTGCGGGTCTTGGGCTTGTTGACCTCAGCCACCGCGATGGCCGTGAGGCGGTCGATCTCGGTCTGGATGGCGACCTCGAGGGTGGCCTTGTCCATGTCGTGGCGGCCGGCGATGTTCAGGGTCTTGGCGGTGGCGAGCAGTTCATTCTTGGTAGCCATGATCGTGTCTCTCTTCTCTCTGCGACCGTGCGTTGTGCTCGGTTGATATAAGCATCATAGTCTCGTCCTCATCAGATGTATACGCCATTGTGCATAACATTGTTTCTTTGTTCGCACCAACAAGGAGGCTTTGTCTCATCAGATAACTGTGTACAAGGCGCGCTGATCTGATTAGGATGCTTATATCAACGACGCACAGAGAGAAGAGACCGTCATGACCCGCATCCCCCTCGAAGATCGACTGACCAACTCGCTGGCGCGCAAGCGCGACCGCTTGGGACTGCTGCGCGAGAAGCGCCGCGCCAAGGGCGACCACTGCCTGTCCATGGCCGAGTTGCGCCTCATGACCGACATCTCGGCGATCGAGACCAAGCTGTGGCAGCACCGAGCCACGAAGCAAGCGCTCCTCGAGCCCGTCTGACGCGGCACAGGCCATGGTGCGCCGAGGCATGGACCTCACACCATGGCCGCCTGCTCCCTGCCCGAGGCGTGGCCGAGAGGAGGACCGAGGTGCGTGGCCGGGTGGTGGGGATGGCTGGCCGGGGTGCGAGCCGTGATGGCCGGGTGACGGCGGCCGAGGCGTGGGCTGGGGGAACCGAGCGGTGGAGGGTTCGATTCGGGTGAATGCGAATGGGCCCGGGCGTCCAATTCCTAATGGCCGTGGCCGAGGCCCGACCCCCAAAATTTTGCTAACAACCCAATCACACCTTATCTGATCAGAACAAACCCCAATCCTCGTTACCATCGCTGTCAAGCCGTGGTAAACTGCTCATTGCCCTAAAATTCCTAGGGGAATTCCGAATGGACTTCGTCTGATGAGCCTCGACCTCGACCCCCTCGCCCTCCTCCAGAATCGTGAGCTGCTCATGCAGCTGGACCCCATGGACCTCGCCGCCATGACGGCCCGCGTGAAGTGGTTGACCAGTTGTCGTCCAGAGCAGTTACCTCCAGACCACGACGAGTGGGACAACATTCTGTTCTGTTGCGGGCGCGGTTGGGGAAAGTCCCACTGCCTGAGCCAGAACGGATGGTGGCTGGCCTACCGCAACCCAGGTTGGCGCATCGCTGTTGTTGCCCCGACGCATAATGACGTGCGGGCAACTTGCTTTGAGGGTCAGTCAGGCTTGCTTGAGGCAATCCCGCCTGAGCTGGTTGAGATGTATAACAAGAGCCTCGGCGAGCTTACTCTCAAAAACGGTAGCATGTTTCGAGGCTACTCCGCTACCGACGCGAACCGCCTGCGTGGTCCAAACTTCCACGCGGCGCTATGCGACGAGGTGGCCGCTTGGGAGAACGGGCGCGAGGTCTACGACATGCTCCGCATGACGTTGCGCGTAGGCAATCGTCCCAAGGTTCTCATGGCGACAACTCCCAAGCCAGTGCCGCTGATCTTCGACTTGTTCAAAGACGAAGCGGTAATCAAAGTCACCGGCAGCACGTTTGATAATAGAGCCAACCTGGCTTCGTCCTTCTTCGACCAGCTCACCCAGTACGACGGCACCCGCATCGGCCGGCAGGAGCTATACGGCGAGTTGCTGGACCTGGAGGAAGGCGGGATCTTCCACCGCAGCTGGTTCCAGATGTGGCCCGCTGACAAGCCCAAACCGAGGTTCGAGTATATCGTGCAGTCGTGGGACACGGCCATGACAGAGAAGACCGTGAACGACCCAACCGGTTGCATCACACTGGGGATGTTTAAGGAGTCGCCCGACAAGCCTTGGTCCGCCATGCTGTGCGATGCCTGGACCGAGCGCTTGCAGTTCCCCGAGCTTCTCAGCCGCGCTCAGGAGGAATCGAGGGCTGAGTACGGGGACGATCACAAGAAGCCCGACTGCGTGCTCATTGAGGACAAGGGTTCGGGTATCAGTCTCAGGCAGGTGCTGCAGCGCAACGGGGTGCCGGTGCGTGCCTACAACCCAGGACGTGCTGACAAAGCGCAACGCGCGCATGCAGTGTCACATTTGGTCATGAATGGTCTTATTTACATCCCCGAGTCCAAGACGCGCAAGGGGGAAGTGTGCAACTGGGCTGATGAGTTCCTAAGCCAGGTATGCTCATTCGATGGCTCCCAGAAGGCCGGCATGCACGATGAGTACGTCGACTGCTTATCGCAGGCCCTCAGTCTCCTCCGCGATCAGGAGTGGCTGACGGTCGTGACCTCGCTGTCTGACGACTACTTCGAACCGGAGAGTAACGTCGTACGACTGAATCCGTACGCAGTGTAGGGTCGGAGCGTGTAACCCTGACGCGGCGGTAGCAAACATGCCTGGACTCCCCAAGGACGTATCTCCCGCGATGCTTCGCTATTTGCGGAATATGCTGGAATCGCACTTTGCGGCTGAAGGGGGTCCCAGATTACCCCTCGGGGATAAAATCTACGGCGACAGCCGCAGCGTGCCCGCTGACTTTGATGAGCAAGTCAAGGCCTTGGTGCGACATGGGTACACGCCTTACAACGCCGCCAGCCGCATCACGGGTTTGCCTACTGACGAAGCCGCTAGATTGGCACGCGGCGCTGAACAGTATCCGCTGGGGATGCTTCACGGCAGCACCCCGGGTATCACTGAGTTCAACGACAAGTTTCTGAGTCAGGCGGCAGGCGGCCGTAGTGCGGACCGCGGGCACTTCGGCGTCGCCGTCCCTGGGCTAGCGGCCGAGTTAGGGGCTCCTGCCTTGACAGGTCGTGCTGCACAGATACGAGAACTTGCTTCGCATCCTAGCGCCGCTGAAGAAGTCGCAGGTTACTACGCAGAAAACGCCGCCATGGCCAAGGCGCAAGGGCAGCCCTGGTCGCACATCGACGATGACGACATTGACGCTCAAATGGAAGCGGCCATGGACTACGCTAGCCGCAACAGCAGAGTTTACCGTCTGCAAGTCGACCCTGGGCAAATAGGTCACCTGGATTTCGGTAAGAAGAACTGGCAAGATGCTGGTCTACACGACGACATCGCCCATCTACAGGACAGCGGCGCAGATACCGTTATTCTACGCAGCATCGAAGACCCCGCCCCAGCAACGAACCACGTCGTTGTCAAAGATCCTCGGCGAGTGCGATCTGAGTCTGCCTATTTTGATCCAGCTTTCCGTGGTAAAGTAGCCGACTGGTCAGCGGGTGTGGGCGGTCTCAGCCTCCTCGGCGCCTCACTCCCTCGCGAGGCCTCCGCCATGGACCAGCTTCCCCACCCCGCCGACGTGGCAGCAGGCGGCGACACCCCCTTCTGGCGGGACCCGGCCAAATGGGCTGAGGCGGCTGGGCGCGTCAAGGGGCAAGTGTCAGACCTCGCCGAGGGCACAGTCAACGTCGCCAGGCACCTACCTGAGCTTGGCTCGGCGGCGTGGGACTACGTCAGCGAGCACCCTGGGCATGCCGCGGCCAAGACGGCGGAGTTCCTGGGAGACATGGCGGCTGACCCTCGCAATCTGCTGATGTTGAGCAATGCGGTGGGACCGCAAGCGGCAGGTATGATGTTGTACCCGAGCGAGCTTGGAGCAGCCGACTCCCCCGTCGACATCAGTCGCTACGAACCAGCGCTGCCGCAAGGCAACAGCCACGAGCTCCGCTGGGAAATGCCACCAGCGCCAGCTGGGCGGTTGGTGGCCGGCGGTTACGCGGCTCCGCGCATGGCCGATGGAGGCCTCGTGGCTCTCCGCACACCTGACTTCTACAACGGCACTCAGCGGTGAAGAAATAACCGCTTTTTGCTGACGCCTTCCGTGGTACGGTGCCTGATAGCGTACAGCATCAAGGGGCACCCTCGTGGCCGGCATCATCACATCTCCCGATGACGAAGAAGATCCCTCTCAGACTGAAGACATCACCGGCTTGGGTTATGCCAAGGTGTCGGACGACATGGAGGAGAACGAGGACGGCTCCGTCACGGTCAAACTTGACGATTCCGAGGAAGAGCAGGATCCTGACTTCTTCAGCAATATGGCCGAGTCGCTCAGCGAAAGCTGGATGCAGACTGCCAGCTTCGAGCTGCTGGAGTTGATCGAGCGGGACAAAGAGGCCCGATCGAAGCGTGATAAGCAGTATGAAGAAGGCATCCGCCGCACCGGCATGGGAGAAGACGCCCCCGGTGGTGCCCAGTTCAGCGGCGCCAGCCGAGTGGTCCACCCAGTCATGGCGGAATGCTGCGTCGACTTCGCAGCTTCCAGCATCAAGGAAATCTGGCCGGTCGACGGCCCCGTCCGCACGAAGATCATCGGCAAAGAGACGCCGAAGAAGCTGGAAAAAGCTGACCGCAAGCGCCAGCACATGAACTGGCAGCTGACGCAGCAGTCGCCTGAGTTCAGAAGTGAGATCGAGCAGCTCCTGACGCAGCTCCCGCTGGGTGGAAGTCAGTACCTCAAGCTCTGGTGGGAAGATCGCAAGAAGAAAGTCACGGCGGAGTTCCTGCCGATTGACAACGTGTACCTGCCCTTCGCCGCTACGAACTTCTACCAGGCCAGCCGCCGCACGGTCGTCAATGACCTGACCAGCTTCGAGTACGAAAAGCGCGTCCGCTCTGGCCTGTATCGCGACGTGGACCTGCCCGCGCCCGACCTTGAGCCCGAAGAGACCAAGTCTGAGCGGGCCAACGACAAAATCGAGGGCCGCGAGGCTACCGCCTACAACGAAGATGACGTCCGCCGCGTTTTCGAAATCTACACGTTCCTAGAAATTGAAGACGACGCCCGCGCCGACGGTGGTCCCTGCCCGTACATCATCAGCATCGATGAAAACACTGAGCGAGTGCTGTCAATCTACCGCAACTGGGACATGGACGACGAATCCTACGAGCAGTTGGACTGGATTGTTGAGTTCCAGTTCATTCCGTGGCGCGGCGCATACGCTGTCGGCCTGCCGCAGCTGATCGGAAGCCTCTCGGCAGCCCTCACCGGCACGCTGCGAGCCCTGCTCGACTCGGCCCACATCAACAATGCGGCCACTTTGCTCAAGCTGAAGGGCGCCCGCATCGGTGGACAGACCCAAGAGGTCGCCGTCACCCAGGTGCAGGAGATCGAGGGACCTCCCGGTATCGACGACATCAAGAAACTCGCGATGCCGATGCCGTTCAACCCGCCTTCGCCGGTGCTTTTCCAGCTCATGGGATTTCTGGAGACTGCCGCCAAGGGTGTTGTCACTACCGCTGAGGAAAAGATAGCCGATGCGAGCAATAATGGCCCAGTCGGCACCACCCAGGCGCTGATTGAGCAGGGTTCGAAGGTCGCCTCGGCCATCCACGCCCGCCTGCACTGCTCTGTCGAGCGTATGCTGAAGATCGTCCACCGTCTTAACAAGCAGTACCTGGACGACGAGCAGGTCGTGGCCGATGTGGGCGAGCTTATCGTCCGCCGCGAGGACTACGATGGCCCGGTTGACGTCTGCCCAGTCTCCGATCCTCACATTTTCAGCGAAACGCAGCGTATTACCCAGACACAGGCTGTTCTGCAGCTGGTCCAGGTGGCGCCCCCCGGCACTTTCAACAACCAGGCTGTCTACAAGCGGCTTCTGGAGCAGTTGAAGGTCCCGAACATCAAGGAGCTGCTGCCTGATCCCCCCAAGCCTCAGCCGGAAGACCCCGTGAGTGAAAACGTGCTCATGGCGATGGGTAAGCCGGTCGCAGCGTTCCCAAATCAGGACCATTACAGCCACATTCGGGTCCTGGCGGCATTTATGACCAACCCGATGCTGGGCCAGAACCCCATAGTGGCTCCGATCTACATGGGGCATGCGCTGGAGCATCTGAAACAGCACATCATCTTCGCCTACGCCCAGATGATGGGCAAGATCGTCACCCAGGTCATGGGTACGGACCAGAAGCTGGGCGATTTGGTCGGCGACGATCCAAAGGCCCTCAACGCCCTGTCGGAAACGTTCGCAGCGGCCCTGCCAGTGTTCGCCGACGCAGAGAAGCGGATGGGGTTGGACCAAGAGGTCATGGCCCTCATTCAGAAGTGCATGCAGGTTGCCCAGCAGTATGCTCCCAAGCCGCCAGTCGATCCGGCGGTACAGGCGCAGGTCCAGGCCCTGCAGCTGGAGACCCAGCGGAAGCAGCAAGCCGACCAGCAGGCAGCTCAGATCAAGCAGGCGGATTTGCAGGCCAAGCAGCAGCAGTTCGCCCAGACGTTCGACGCCAAGGTCAAAGAGGGCAACGCCAAACTGCAACTCCAGTCACAGCAGGTTACGCAGGATGCGGCGTTGGCGCAGCAGCAGCTTGGTATCGACCGCGCCAAATTGCAGCGTGAGCAGGCCCAATTGGCCTTCGACCAAGCCATGCAGACCCAGCAGAACCAGACCGAGCTGGCCAAAAACCACGAGGACAACCAGACCGCCTTGTCTATCACCGCCATGAAGATTGCCTCAGACGTTCACAATGGCAACCTCAAGAATGGCACGGGGCTGGGGTCTGGTAGCGATTTCAGCCCGTCGGGACAGGAGCCGTGACGAATGCCTAACTGGTACGGTGGGATTGAGGGTCTGTACTCGCGCCTTGAGAAGGCCGTGGCCGACCTCGCTGAGTCGAAGAACGCTAAGCAGACGGGGCTCAGCTGGCTGAACTATCTCAGCAAGCACTCGGACGTACCCAAGGCCGAAATGGACGCCACGGGGCTGGTCAAGTACCTGACTGACAACAAGGGCAAGACCTTGCAGACTGGGGACCTGACGCAGTACCTCGAGGCCAATAGGCTGCCGATCGGGGAGACGCGCTTGGGGGAAAAGACCCCACTGCCTCCGATGACTGAGAAAGAGGCATCCCGCGCCGCCGAACTCGGCTACGACCCGCGGTCTTACGACTTCCCGCAGACGCAGTACGAGCAGTGGCAGCTTAAAGGTCCGAAACAGAACTATCGCGAGTTTCTGTATCACGACGCCAACGCCGGGAAGATGCCGAACCCTGAGTACCTTCGGTTGTCGCGGGAGGAGGACGCTCTGCATACAGAACTGCAGCGTCCAGGACTGTCTGACCTCGACCGTTACCACATCCAGCAGACGCTCGACGATGTGAGGTCGAACCTGTTCGGCGAGAACCCGGTAATCCCTAAACCAGGTTCCTACCAAGCCCCTCACTTCGACGACATGGG